CATACGCATAAACCCATTCATTAAAGTTTGTGTGTCGTCCATGTTTTCTGCGACACCGATGCCAAAGAAAGAGTAGGGGTTTAGCTCGTAGGGGACAGCATAATACGGAATCCTAGCTGGCTTAAAAGGATTTAATACCATTCGCAAGATACGACCATTGCAATACCAAATGTTTGCCTGTAATTCATCGGCAGCATTTAATTCGGCAGGGATTTTAACTCCATTCTTTTCGAGCATTTCACGCTCAACGGCACCCCAAAATTCTAATACTTCAAAGCGATCAATACCTTGATCTACTTGATAGTCATTTAAATCGTCTTCCCAATACTTCTTGGTATAGGACTCACCACGATTGATAACATCATCGATTACTTTAGCACGGAAGAATGGACGTTTCTTTAATGCACGAATCTGACTACGACTCATCTTGTGTCGCTCGATAATATACTGAGCTTCGTCCATATTAGATGCATCTGGATCTGGATACAGATTCCAAACGCTTACATGGGATGTTGATGGTACAGTTTTAATGGTAGGAGAATAGTCACCTTCCTCAGACCAATTTGCGTATTCTTTATCTACAGCAAAAGGACCTTTCATGATACCAGTACCAAAGAGTGCCATCTCAAATGCAGTCGATCTTAACTGCTTACTTGCATTGCTCTCATCTAACTGGTCTTTAATCTTCTTCTCCATCTTTTTAGCAGCAACCATCGCTGGACTAAATGTAGCGGAAGTAGGACTTTGACCGGGTCCTTCATTCAGGTTATTAATACCTGATAGTTCATCTGCTAGAGGACCGAGTTGATCCTGAAGAGTTTTAAATGTAGCACCGGGTGGTAGTTCTCTACCATCCCCTTTGTATCCGTATGGAGAAAAGTTAGGAACAGCCGCACGAATCTTTTCCTCAGAAGGATCAAAGCTAACCGTGTCTACCACACCTTCTGGTAGTACAGTAGGATCTACGCTGATTGGAAAATTATTATTGGAGAATAATACATCTACAATTTGACCATAGGCTGCCAGTGTTTTAGTCTTGGTGACCTTAATAAACACACGGCTCTTCTCTGCCTCAGTAAACTGTACATCAGGACCATACAAGCCACGATAGTTACGATAGGCACGTAGCCATCTCTCTTCGTCATTGCGTCTTGTTGTCTCTGCTTTGTTGTACTTCTCCATTAATAACTGGACAATGGGAGCAGCTACAGGATCTTCCTCGTTGATGTTGCTCACATCTTTTAAGTTAATGGACTCGTCTTCGATCAGGTTCTTATCTGCCATTCTTTACCTTTAATATCCAAATGTTGGATCTGCAATAGGGACACCACTCTTTTGATGCAAGGGGTTATAGTCCCACAAATTACTTCTTGGTCTACTCATTATACCGTAACGCATTGCGTCATACAAATGGTCTTCCGACTTCGTATCAATATCCTCTGGGTTATGTTTATCCAAAGGAATGATAGGAAGCTGGGCAATTAGATTCGTACAGTTGCTAGTTATAACCAATCTTGGCTCTTCTGTAAACTCATCTACCTGTAATCGCCTATGTATTTCATTCTTACCAGCCACACGACTACCCGCACTTCTATCTGAGGGTCTCCACCGGCAGCCTTGCTGAATCATCTGTTCAGCTAAAGATGGACCCGTGTCCCCCCGCTTGTGCCAACACGATGAATCCAGTACGCCATAGCGAATAGTTCCATCATTCTGTTCTAATTCTAGTACCATATTCGCCAAATCCTTGGCTAATACTTTACTTACGTACAATTCCCTGTAAACAATCAGTTGTTCTGCTGGAGTTACAGCAAACCAGACAACTGCTGAGTAAGAACCGTAGCCATAGTCACACGATCTGAACTTAACCCAGCTTTTAGGTATGTCCATCGGATCAATAACGTGGATCTGGCGATTAAACTCAGGGAAAGCTGCTCCTTCGGATACATCCCAGTTACCCTCCAACAATTGTTTACGTTGATGCTCTGGTAATGACAGCAGCATCGTCTCATAATCACCTTGCTCAGCAAGATATGGGTTATCTGTCAGCATTGCAGGTATAAACCTACGCTTAAACAGGGGTTGCCCTGCCTTACTGTGACCCTTTGGGTAAGACATTACCTGTGCCGTATCAATATCCGTAGCCCAGAATGACTTACCTGCTCTTGCTGGGTCAATAAACATCTTTTTAACCCACGCATGTCCCGGTCCACCGGGGTTCGTAGTAGCTCTCATGTAGATTGGCAGGTCTGGTGCCGTACTACGTAGACGAGAACGCATATAATTCCACGCAAATGGGGTAGACCACTGCGTTAACTCGTCAAATCCTACCCAACTAAACGCTAAACCCTGATAACGGAGGACATCTTCGTCTCTATCGAGGTATGAAAACCACAATCTAGCCCCACTTGGAGCTACCCACTGCATCTTTCTCTCCGACCACTTGATGCCGGGGTATATTTTTGGGTACATCTCCTGACTTTTCCAAATCAGTTCTCGTAATTCCTCAGTCGTATGACGCAAAAGTAGTCCACTAAACTGCGGATGACCCATATATCGCAGTGGATCAGCCAACATCGCATACGATTTACCCCCTCCAGCAGCCCCGCCATACAATACTTCACGTTCTGGTGCAGCTAAGAAGAGTGTTTGTGGTCCCGGATTGGGTTCAAAGATAATATTCTGTTCAGTAATATCTGGAACATGAATATCATCACCAGTACTCTTCGCACTCGTCTCCAACTCTGGCTGTAGTTTTGTTTTTGTATTCTTTTTTACCGAGCCTGTTTTCGTATTTCTCTGCTTCTTCAATGGCGTGTCTGAGTCTTGCAGCCCAGCTTCGGAGAGTAGAAGCTTTTGTCTTGTTGTACTGCTCATCTTTTACTCGTTTCAGTAATCCTACGTGGGATATATATCTGCCAGTTACCTTAGTAAGCCAAGCCGCTACATGCCTAGACGAATATCGATTTAAGTACTCCTTAGCTTTCTCTAATGCTTCTAGCTCTACAGGAATCGGATCTAATAAAAATTCATCATGATCCGATACTTTATACCCAAACGGTATTTGTCTTCTATTCAAACGAGGGATCGGTACATACTCCCCCTTCTCTGCTGCTTCTTTCGGCTGTGGCAATATCCATCTACCTACTGTAGTACGGATAGCCATTTACTTACTCCTCTGTATCTTTTTCCTTGGGTGGAAGAATCATCAAACCATTGGTAGTTTCGACTTGTACTTTCTCCGTCTTGACTAAACCAACACGATCCAATAGATCCTTAGCAGCACTTAGTTTATCACGTAATCCTAGTTCTGTCGGGTCAACCATACCACTGACAAGTGACATAGCTGCACGAGGAGCATTACGTGCCATATAAAGTTGGGTACGTTCCATGATCTCTTCTTTCAGTCCCTTAATGATGTCGGTTGTCGGACTATTATCAGAGTACCCAGCCAATTCTTTTGCACGTAGAATATCACCACCTGCTTGTTCAAACAGGACTTCTAGAAACTTAACTTGCTTTTCAGTAAGTTCTCTACTCATTATGTTTTCCTAAATGGTTTTACTTTTTTAGCAACAGCTTTCGGCTGTGCAACAAACTGTCTACCTTTTGCTGTGCCCACTCGTTTAGCTCTTGTCGTTGCTTCATATTCCGCAGGAGTAAGAGCTTTAATAGCAGCCTCTGGTAAATATCTTTCCCCTGTCTTGGAGCTTGGTTTTCCACTTTTGGTACGCCACTTTTGTTTGCCCCACGACTTAAGAGATAGCTGCGGTTTTTTAAGAGCACTCACTTATATCCTCCACCGGCAGCTTTATACTTCTTTGCCACTAGCTGTGCTTTTCTTGCTGACCACTGACCTGCAGCAGTACCGTGTGTCGCTGCAGCTTTTACCTGTGAGACTATCTTCTTACGTAGCTCAGGCTTGGTATAGTTACCAGCAGCATTTACTTTAGATTTAGTTTTAGTAGCCATAGTTTATTTATTACTGGGGTCAAAGAACTCGTCTACTGTAAAAATAGAAGACATTGTTGAACCTGCCTCTGGGGTTGCAGTAATGAAGTCACCTGCATTTAACACCAAATAACTCTGATCAAATACTAAAAATCCATTACCCGACAATATATATCCACTTGTAATTGAGTAGGATTCACCCGTAGTAATGTCATGCCACTGAATGGTTATTGTTTTATTCCCTGATGTACCATTCGACACAAGTAACAATACCGCTTTTGCAGTATGATTTGCTGGACATGTGTATAAAATATTTGATGTGCCAGATGTTAAATTTTTACCTAT